GGCTACTCTGTACTGGGTGAAGTAGATCACCCAGAAGATTTGAAAATCAATCTTGACAGAGTTAGTCATTGCATCGACAAAATGTGGATGGATGGACCTGCTGGTTATGGTAAGTTAAGAATATTACCTACACCTATGGGCCAGCTGGTAAAAACCATGCTGGATTCGGGTGTGAAACTCGGCGTTTCGAGTCGTGGTTCCGGCAACGTGAACGACGGCAACGGACAGGTCAGTGACTTTGAAATAGTCACTGTAGATATTGTTGCTCAGCCCAGTGCTCCAAATGCATATCCCAAAGCAATTTATGAAGGACTTCGTAACATGAAGTACGGTCATAAAGTGTTGGAAATTGCCAGAGAAGCAGGGCATGACAGCAAGGTACAGAGATACCTGACACAGGAAGTAAAACGCCTGATTCGGGATCTCAAAATTAAGGAGTAAAGCATGCTAGATGCAATCAAGCCATTGCTAGATAGCGGCCTAATCAACGAAGACGTCAGTCAAGAACTCAACGAAGCTTGGGAATCTAAACTGACAGAAGCACGTGAACAGGTCAGAGCAGAACTACGTGAAGAGTTTGCGCAACGCTATGAGCACGACAAGACAGTGATGGTTGAAGCCTTAGATAATATGTTAACAGATAGACTCTCTGGTGAACTCGAAGAGTTTGCTCAGGAGAAAATGGCAATGCGGGAAGACCGCGTGAAGTTCCAGTCTAAGATGAAAGAAAATGCCACCAAGTTCAACAACTTTATGGTAACAAAATTATCTGAAGAAATTGGAGAATTACGTAAAGACCGCAAGATGCACAGTGAAGGACTAGAAAAACTAGAAAGCTTCATGGTGCATGCCCTGGCTCGTGAGATCCAAGAATTTACCCAAGACAAACGTGATGTAGTGGAAACAAAAGTCCGCTTGGTACGTGAAGCTCGTGGTCAACTCCAAGGTCTCAAAGCAAGATTTGTAAAAGAATCTGCGCAAAAAATGAGTCAAGCTGTTAGTCAACATCTCAAGACTGAACTGGGTCAGTTGCACGAAGACATTAAGGTTGCTCGCGAGAACAATTTTGGTCGTCGTATTTTTGAAGCGTATGCTGCTGAATTTGGTGCTACTCATCTCAATGAGAAAGCCGAAGTTCGCAAGTTGCAAAACACCATCGCTGCCAGAGAACAACAACTGTCAGAAGCTATCAAACTCAGCCGCCGGGCCAAGGTCCTGGTTGAGTCCAAAGAACGTGAAATACGTATGATCAACGAATCCAATGTGCGTCAAAACACTTTGGAAGAGTTACTTTCTCCTCTCAACGAAGAGAAACGTGAGACCATGCGTAATTTACTCGAAAGTGTTCAAACAGCCCGTCTGAAGAACGCTTTTGAAAAGTATCTACCAGCTGTGCTAGCTGAAGGCAAATCCGCAAAAGCCCGTCAGGTGATTGTGGAAAATGTTTCAGAAGTCACTGGTAATAAAACTGCCCATCGCCCGGACGACGACACTGCTGACAACAGCAATGTCATTGCCATCAAGCGCCTGGCAGGGCTGTAATTTAAATAAGGAGACTTAAATGTCACAACAATTATTGGAAGGTCGCTGGGACGAGACCAAGGAAGCATTGCTTGAAGGACTGAATGGTTCTAAACGCAATAGCATGAGCGTTATTCTTGAGAATACACGTAGATACTTGAAAGAGAACGCAAGTTCTGGTTCAACCGGCTCTGGCAACATTGCAACACTTAACCGTGTTATTTTGCCTGTGATTCGTCGTGTTATGCCAACTGTTATTGCTAACGAGTTGGTGGGTGTTCAGCCCATGACTGGCCCTGTTGGTCAAATTCACACTCTGCGTGTGCGTTATGCCAACACAATGACTGACAATTCTGCTGCTGCCACAAGCACAGCAGCTGGTGAAGAAGCATTGAGCCCGTTCAAAATTGCTCAGGCCTACTCTTCAGCAAGCAGCACAAGTGCTGGTATTGTTGATCCAACACAGAATATCTACACAGGTGCTAACACAACAGTGCTTGAAGGTAGTGGTGGTCGTCAGATCTCTGTGCAAATCTTGAAGCAGGCTGTGGAAGCCAAGACTCGCAAGTTGCAAGCACGTTGGACTTTTGAAGCTGCTCAAGACGCACAAGCTATGCATGGTATCGACGTAGAAGCCGAAATCATGGCAGCTCTTGCACAAGAGATCACAGCTGAGATTGACCAGGAAATCTTGTTGAGCCTACGCTCATTGGCCACTACTGAGTTCACATACAACCAAGCTACCGTATCTGGTACAGCCACATTCGTTGGTGACGAACACGCCGCCCTGGCTGTTTTGATCAACCGTGTGGCCAACTTGATCGCTCAACGCACTCGTCGTGGCGCAGGTAACTACGCTGTTGTATCTAGTGCTGCACTCACAGTGTTGCAATCAGCTACAACTAGTGCGTTTGCTAGAACCACAGAAGGCACATTCGAAGCACCTACAAACACCAAGTTTGTGGGTACTCTGAACGGCGCAATGCGTGTGTTTGTTGACAGTTACGCAAGTGACTCAACACCTGTATTGGTTGGCTACAAAGGAAGTTCGGAAGCTGACGCACCTGCGTTCTACTGCCCATACATTCCGTTGATGAGCTCTGGTGTTGTTCTTGATCCAACAACATTCGAACCAGTCGTGTCATTCATGACA